AATCATGGCAACAGTCGTAATTACCGGTCGTGATGTTGGTTTATCTTTCACAGGTGGAACAGATATTCAAGCACAAGCGACAAACGCAGTTCTAACCAAGGTCAATGAGCGTCAGGTTTATCAGACCATGGAGGGCGAGGCTTACAAGACAACAAACATTTCAGGAACATTCCAATTGGACATGTTGGCTGATTGGGGCAAGGCAAACTCAGTATGTGAGGCTCTATGGGCTGCTGCTGAAACTGCACCAGATACAGACATCAGCATGACACTTACAGCTGCATCAGGAGCGCAATTTGTGTTCCCAGTAAAGCCAGAGTTTCCAACAGCTGGTGGATCTGGTGTTGATGCTCAAACTGTTTCCTTTACTTTCACAGTATCAAAGGGCGCAGTAGTAGAAACATTTAGTTAAAATCTAACAACGGGAGCAAAATGAAACTACCAATTACAATTGAATACAGCTCAGGCGAGCAAGCAACTTATATTGCCCAACCGCCTGAGTGGGCGAAATGGGAAAAGCAGACAGGAAATGTCATTGGACAAGCATCCGAGAAGCTGGGTATTTGGGATCTTATGTTTTTGGCTTATCATGCTCATAAGCGTGAAGTTGCCGGAAGCAAGCCAATCAAACCAATGGATATTTGGATGGAAACAGTAGCCGATGTAATAGTCGGTGATGCAGACCCAAAAGCCACAAAGCAGGAAGCCTAAACAGATTATTGGTTGAGTTAGCAATTGCAACTCATATACCAATGAGTGAATGGGTTGATGCGGATGACATATTAACAGCGATCGAAGTATTGGAGGCGAGAAGTGGCAAATGAAACTATCGCATACAATAAAAACGATTTGCGTGATATTTACAAAGCATTCAAACTTATGGATGAGCAAGCAACAGAGGAAGCAAGAACTCAATCTGCTGCTTTGGCGTATTTTGCATCAGAGGAAATTAAACAGGCAGCTAGGACTAGAACAAAGGCTGGCAAAGTTGCGGAAAGAGTCGCAGATGGCGTTAGCATCTCTAAATCAAGTAAAATCGGTGAATTCCGTTATGGCTTCGCAAGACAAAAGTTTTCAGGTGGTGCTACTACACAGACGCTATGGGGTGGCGTTGAGTTTGGTTCAAATAAATTCAAACAGTTCCCTACATATTCAGGACGGCAAGGCAGAGGTAGTCGTGGATGGTTTATCTATCCAACCCTTCGTAGAATTCAGCCTGAATTGATTGATAAGTGGGAAGCAAGTTTTACTCGCATCATTAAGGAATGGGTCTAATGGCAACCGGTAATCGCACGCTTAAGTTATCCATCCTTGCTGATGTTGATGATCTTAAAAAGAAATTAGGCGAAGCTGATAAAGCCGTTGAAGGAAACGCAAGTAAGATTTCAGAGTTTGGAAAAAAAGCTGCTGCTGCATTTGCGGTTGCTGCTGCTGCTGCCGTTGCCTATGGCACTAAATTAGCCATTGATGGGGTCAAGGCTGCGATAGAGGATGAACAAGCACAACTTAGATTAGCCAATGCGTTAAAGACTGCCACAGGGGCAACTGATGACCAAATAAAGGCAACTGAGGCAATGATCCTCAAAACATCTTTAGCAACTGGCGTGGCGGATGACCAACTTCGTCCAGCGATGCAGAGGTTGGCTGTTAGCACAAAAGATACTGGTGAAGCGCAAAGATTATTAAGCCTTGCTTTAGATATTAGTAAAGGCAAGGGAATTGAATTAGAAACTGTTGCAAATGCTTTGGGGCGTGCTCAGGATGGCAATACCACAGCTCTTGGCAGATTAGGACTTGGATTATCTAAAGCAGAACTTTCAACTTTATCGTTCACACAGGTTCAAGAGAAATTATCAGATCTTTATGGTGGCTCAGCTGCCGAAAATGCTGAAACATTTCAAGGAAAGATTGATCGCTTAAAGGTTGGATTTGACGAAGCAAAAGAAAGTCTTGGAGTTGCTTTATTGCCACAGGTTGAAAAGTTTATTGGTTTCTTAAATCAAACAGGCATCCCAACTCTTAATGCATTTATTGCGGGATTAACTGGAGATGAAGGATTAACTCATTCTTTAGATCAAAGCAAAAAAGGTGCGGAATCATTTGGCAAGGCGATTGCTGCAATTGCTGGAATTATTTCAGGATTTATCACATTTTTAAGAGAGGCAATTGGTTTATTGATTGAGTTTGCAAACCAAGCAATTCGAGTTGTAAATCTAATTAAGCCCGGAGCAGATGTTGGATATATTCCAAATCCGTCAAAGACTGGTTCAATGCTTGGTCAAACCCTATCACTTCCAAGTTCAAATTTTACTTATGGTGCAGGAAATCCAACTATTATTAATAATGTTTCAGTTCAAGCCGTTGATAGCGAAGGTGCTGCAAGAGCAGTTGCGAAGGTATTGAATAACAGCGCATCTAGATCAGTTCCACAGCTGTATAACAACGGCATCAAGGGCGGATAATGACTGTATTTACTCCCGATTGGAAACTGACAATCAATGCGGTGGAATACACAAATGTTGCAATATCTGACATAGCCCATCAGGCTGGTCGTGAGGATATTTATTCCCAACCCAATCCATCTTATTTGCAAATTGAATTGGTTGCTTTGAATAATGAAAACTATAATTTGCAAGTCAATGATGGAATAACCCTACAAGTCAAGGACAGCACCAACACTTATAGGACTTTATTCGGTGGCAACATCACAGATATTACAACCGAGGTTGCAACGGCAAGCAGTATTGCTGAAACCTTTACTTACACAATCCTTGCATTAGGTTCATTGGCTAAATTACCAAAAGTTATTTACAACGGAACATTGGCTCGAGATGATGACGGCGATCAGATTTATGAATTATTATCAGATTTATTCTTAAACAATTGGAATGAAGTGCCAGCAGCTAAAACTTGGTCTGGCTATGATGCAACAACTACTTGGGCAAATGCTGAAAATGTTGGACTTGGCGAGATTGATCGCCCCGGAGTTTATGAACTTGAAAATCGCACCGCTGATCCTGACACTACCTACAACATTGCAAGCCTTATCGCTAACAGCGCACTTGGTGTTTTATATGAGGATAATGAAGGTCGCATCTCCTACGCTGACACAACTCACAGACAGAATTATCTTGGCAATAATGGATACACAGAGATTTCAGCAAACACCGCTATTGGTGCAGGATTGAAGGTTTTAACTAGAGGAGCAGATGTTCGAAACGAGATAATTCTTAATTATGGAAACAACTATGGATCACAAAAAACTGCAATTGACTTAACCAGCATTGCAATATTTGGGTATCGAGGTGAAACCATAAATACAGTTTTGCATGATGCTACTGATGCACAAGCTGTGGCTGATCGCTTTATTGCTCTTAGATCCTATCCAAGAGCCTTATTCGATAGCATTACATTCCCATTGACTAACTCAGCAATTGATGATGCTGACCGAGATGCCTTGTTGCAAATTTTTGTAGGTCAGCCAATGCGAATAACAGACTTGCCTGTTCAAATAGCCCCAACCGAACAATTTGAGGGTTATGTCGAAGGCTGGCGTTGGAGCACTAGATTCAACGAATTATTCTTAACCATAAATTTGAGCCCGATTGAATTTTCTCAAGTAGCACTTGCTTGGGATCAAGTATCAGCCTCAGAGGCATGGAACACTTTATCCGCTATACTAACATGGGAAAATGCGATAGGAGCAGTAGCATAATATGGCAACAACTACGAATTACGGATGGACAACGCCAAACGATACTGATTTGGTTAAGGATGGCGCAGCTGCTATTCGCACGCTCGGTTCATCTGTTGATACAACAACAAAAGCCTTAAATCCATCTACAACACTTGGCGATATTGAGTATCGTTCAGCAACAGCAAATACAAACACAAGACTTGGAATTGGATCAACTGGACAAGTTTTAACAGTTGCTAGTGGTGTGCCATCTTGGGCAACTCCTGCTGGCGGTAGCGGTGGTATGACTTTACTGCAATCATTAACTTTAAGTGGAGCATCAACCACAAGTTCAACACTTTCAGGCAGTTATAAAATGTTGCGTTGTATTTTTTATGATGTATTGGCAACCGATACTTATAACACAATGGGCATAGGATTGCGAGCAAATGGTGGAACAGGTAGCACTTACGGAACTGTTGCACAAGATGATACTGGTAATTATGGCGTTAACACTTCAGCAACTTATGTGGAAATTGTGAGTATTGTTAGCAATTCCAATACCAAAGAAACAAGCGGAATTATTGATATTCCAAATTATGCAAACTCATCAAGTTCGGTCAAGACTTGCACATTTGCATTTGCCAGCGAAGGTGCTCGTATTGGAAACGGAAATGGTCGCATTGTAGATGGTGCAGCAATTACAACTTTAACATTCAGACACACTTACCCTGGCACATTTACACAGGGAACAGTAGATATTTATGGGGTGAACTAATATGACAAAACCAATTATCAGAATTTACACATCAGTTGATGAGTTTATTGACAGAGAAATGAATGCTGCTGAGTTTGCTCAATATAAAAAAGATTTAGTTGAAGCTGAAACAAAGGTAGCCGAAGCCGAAGCAAAAGCAACTGCTAAGGCAACAGCTCAGGCTAAACTTGCAGCACTTGGTTTAACTGTTGAGGATTTGACGGCTCTAGGCTTGTAATGAAGCCTTATCTATCCAAAGCTGCTGTTCAACTTAGGGAACAAATTGATGATTACTTCCCAGAGCGTTTGCGTAAATCTGATGGGTGGATTGGTGATGCTAGACATAGCACACGAAAAAGCGACCACAATCCAGATTCAACAGGATGCGTGCGAGCAATTGATATTGACGCTCGGCTTTCTGACGACAAAGGGCTTTCAGCATATTTGGCAGATCAAATTCGATCATATGGGAAAACCAATGGTCGCATCAGTTATGTAATTCATCAGAGCCGTATTGCATCTCCCTTGCTTGGATGGCGTTGGAGATCATACAAAGGCAATCCACACTTGCATCATATTCATATCAGTTTCAAAAAAGATCAAGACAATAATTCAGAGTTCTTTAACATCCCACTACTAGGAGGCAACGCATGAAACTATCTAACAAACACAAGGCTGCAATTAAGTCTTATTTAAGAGCTGTGGCTGCTTCCGGCATTACTGTCTTATTGGCGATCGTTGCTGATATTCGTCCAGAGTTTGCAATCCTTGCTGGTGCATTAGTTGCACCTATTGCAAAAGCATTAGACCCAAAGTCCGGCACAGAAGTTGATTACGGAATCAATGCGAAATGACCGCAAACGAAATAATTGGTATAGCCGTTGGCGTATGCGCCATATCTACAAGTTTGTTAGTGGGTCTGCGCTGGGTTATTAAGTCTTACTTGAATGAGTTAAAACCAAACGGAGGCTCATCAATTAAGGATCAGATTAATCGACTTGAACAGCGTGTCGATGATCTATTTGTTTTAATGTCTAAGCGATAATTTTATTTATGGCGAACACACGAAAACCTATCAAACGCAAAAAGATCAATCGTCGAGTCGTTCGCCAATCTCCTGAACCATTAACAAAGATCGATCAGCATTACACCGCATTGCATGAATGTTATAAAGCAGCTCGTAAAGCAGGATTCACACCAGAGCACGCATTCTGGCTAATGACCGAGCATAAGACTTTCCCTGATTGGATCGTAGGCGATGGCGGGATTATTCCTTCCATAGATCCAACTGACGATGAGGATGACGATTAAGCGATACTTAGTAATAAGTGATTTGCAAATTCCCTACCATCATGAAACAGCCGTTAAGAATGTTATTAAATTGGCGAAGCGTGAAAGATTTGACAGCGTTTTATGCGTTGGCGATGAGATTGACTTTCAAACCATTAGCCGTTGGGCTGAAAAAACACCTTTGGCTTATCAACAAACTTTGGATGATGACCGCACAGCTACTCAAGAGATCCTTTGGGCTCTCACAGAGCACAGCCGAGAGGCTCATATTATCCGCAGTAATCATACTGATCGCCTATATAACACTTTATTAAAAGTTCCGGGAATGATCTCGCTTCCCGAATTGCAGTATGCAAAGTTTATGGATTTTGAATCTATGGGCATTACATTCCACAAGACATTTTTTGAATTTGAAAAGGGCTGGATTTTGGCTCATGGCGATGAAGGCAACATGAATCCCAACGCTGGACAGACTGCCCTTAATCTAGCCAAGAAAGCTGGTAAGAGCGTGGTTTGTGGGCATACCCATAGACTAGGTATGTCAGCCTACTCAGAGGGGCTGTATGGGGCTTATAGACCCTTATATGGGGTCGAAACAGGCAACCTTATGAACAGGGCAAAAGCCTCTTATACAAAAGGCTTGGCTAACTGGCAAATGGGCATAGTCATTATGGACTGGGATGGCAAGAATATGAATGTGCAGATGATTCCAATAAACAAAGATGGCAGTTTCACAGCTCTTGGAAAGTCTTATGGGGCGTGAAACAGACTATATCGACCGCACGATTGATGACCATATCGATGATGTTGAGGATATTGGCGTTATCTAATCGTTATAAGCCACGCCGATAAATTATTGGCTTAAAAACTTGATTTAGGTCAAACTTTATGTATTCACAGAGATGCTGTGGATATGTAAGGGAGCAACATGAAGTCAAATGAAAGAAAATGCGAATGGTGCAACGGCACTACTCGTGGGGATGTTTGTCCTAGATCGTTAGAATGTCCTGATTGTTTATCAAAAGCAGGATTAAGCTGCAAGCGACCATCAGGTCATCGTGCATCAGAAATTCACAGTTCAAGAATTAAGGCTGCTTATGCAATAGATGATGCAAATGGCTTTGATTGGAAATTGGCTTACGCTGACAAAATTGCGGTGAACGCATGAATATCAATGGGATTACTATTTTGTGGTTCATCATAGCCACCGGTTTGTTAGCCTACGCATTTAGTTTATGGCAATCCGAAATTTACAATCGGGGTTATTGGCGTGGCAGGGCAATGGGCTGGGATATGCACCGCAGAATGACCAACATTAAACAGCAGTCAGATGAAGTTTTTGATTATGACAAAAACTGAGCAGCTCTTTAATGAAGCAATCACAACTATCCAGTCAAGAGGTGTCGTGTATGGGCATCCTTTCTACAACATGGAGCGAATCGCAAAGCTGGTCAGTTCGTATCTTGAATACCCACTCATGCCTCATGATATTTGTATCATTAACATCTTGCAAAAAATTAGTCGTTTGCAGGAAAGTCCGGGGCATCATGACAGTCTTGTGGATATTGCAGCATACATCGGTATTTACAAAACAGTTTATGATGCCGAAATCGACAATGACTTCAAAAAGGGAGATGATCTTTAATGGCATTTAATCTCGAGGATTATGAGGATGTGGCAACTTTGAACAAATGGTTTATTGCCAATTATCCAATGGGTAGATCTGATATATCAGTAATTAGTCATGATCCTGAAAAGGGTTATATCTTGGTGCAAGCAACTTTGTGGCGAGATGCAACAGATTCAGCACCGGCAGTTAGCAACATTGCATTCGGATCTAGAGAAACATACATGGCGAACATGAAAAAATGGTATGTCGAGGATACTGCCAGCAGTAGTTTAGGAAGGGCAATAATAATTCTTAAAGGCTCAAACAAAACAGCTACAAAAGACAGCATGGAAACTGTCAAGGCAGATCAATCCTTTAAGGAGAAGTTGGAAAGCCGGCAAAATATGTATGGCAAGGCTGGATCTAAGTCAGCACAAATTGAAACAATCCTAAGAGATAGTTTTGAAGCTGATAAACCTAAAGATCCGGTTGTGTGGTCTGTTGGTGAAGTTGTCGATCAGATAGCGTCATCAATACCTAATGAGCCACCTGCCTGTCAGCATGGTCATATTCTTAAAGAGGGAATCTCTAAAGGAGGCAAGCCATATTATGGATATGTATGCAAAGCAAAAGCATGTGAACCTAAATGGGCAAAACTTACAGCTAACGGAAAATGGTATTTTGAAGGAGGTGAATAAATGGGTGAATTACAAATCATTGACGGCTCTGGTCTAACTGCAACTTTTACAGATGATGGAGTTAAGGTAGAGCCATCAACAACTTATTGCGACTTATGCAACGATGACAGATTACTTCATGAGGGCGATCTGCTTCGATGTTATAACTGCCACGCAATCAATCGAATTCCGTATCATGCCTAATTACGATTACGAATGTGATGGCGAGGGATTGAGTATTGTATTGGATCTTCCAATGGAGCACGAAATCCCTTGTTGTCAAGTATGTGGGGCTAAGTTAAGGCGTGTCTATACAGCTGTGCCAGCGATCTTTAAGGGAACTGGATGGGCTGGTAAAAGTGGTTAAATTCAAATGCAATGGCTGCTCTGGTAATACTGAATTCATTTGGCTGGAAGGTTATTCCACAGCTCATGGCTTTAGGGTTTATCAATGCC